AAAATCTTTATCATTCGATCATTTGTTTTGTGTAAATCATTAATAGAAGGATTGGATTTCGGACCATGCATGCCAGATACTTTTATTCCTGTTTCTTCAATATCATCAACAAGAATACACTTTAAATCCCACAACGATAAATAGTCTTGAATTAAGTCAGTATAATGATTACCTATAATCTTTTTTTCTTTCAATTGATTTGTTAGATCCTTTTCAATCCTTTTTCTCATTGTTTCACGCTTCACTCTAGCCACAATATCCCTCCCTTCTGATTTACATCGTTTTCCAATTTGATATAACGCGCGAATTTGCTTATAAATTTGAAAAATCGACCCCCTCCTCCGGTGCCCCTTAGAGCATTTTTTGATGAAATATTTTAAGGGGGGGATTATTATTCCCTATTTTTTTACCACTTTTCATCGTGTTCCCATTTGTTGATTTTCTTTTTGAATATTCTACCGTGTTCTTTATTATGGCAATCTACACAGACTGTTTCGAGATTATCTATCTCTAATGCAAGTTCTGGATGTTGTTCAAGCTCTTTTATATGATGGACAACAAGTTGAATCTTCTTACGCTTTGCGCTCTCACTGTATTCATTGGTATCTGTTTGAACTCGACCGTTTCGTTTACACTCTTGGCATTCGTAGTTGTCTCGCTTCTTTACTTGTTCACGTATACTCTTCCACTCACCACTGTCATAAAACCTACGCTTCTGTTGTTTTGTTTTATATTCTTTCATCTGTCTTTACCCAACGTTGCTGTTTCTCTCTATCTCTTTCCAGCAATTCTTTTATTGAAGTTCTTTCAAGATATTCTATTGAATACAGCATTTACTTCTGTCCATACAGCTTATATTGCTTGAATTGTTTTACATCTATTCCAGCCTTCTTGTATGATTTCTCATGAGGTTTAAGATATTTGTTATATGCTTTTTTATCGATAGGTATAAGACCAAGTACAGCAATCTTACCGTTTAAAACGTTATCCAATTATCCTCACTCCCTAGGAATACATCCATCGTTTTATCCAACATACTAATAAGTGCCTCTCACGTTTCTCTTAGTTTCATTCATTTCGTTATGCATAGCTACTGTATTTTCTAACTTTTGAGTATCAATGCGTTGTTGTACGATTTCAGATGCTTTCCTAAATATAATATTAAATCCGAATAAATATATGTATTATCTAGATTTATTTGCTATAATTCTTTTGGTTAGGAGGTGAATACTATGAATAAATCTTTATATTCTTTAAAAGATTATGTGAACGCTATTATCTGTCTTTTGTTACCTTGTGCTTTTATTTTTGCACATGCTTATCCAATTTTCTTTTTAATTTTCATTCTATTTCTCTCAATATTATTTTCATATTATGGGTTTACTATGGGATCTTTAATTAATAGTTTGGGTTTAGATCTGATAATTCCAGTCTATCGATTATTAGCTTTTTTTCTTTCACTAATTTGTTTTACATCATTTATGGTGATAATATCCAACCATAAGATTGCTTTTTTTTCTTTTTTAGCAACAAAATACAGTGAAAAAATATCTTACTTACTAATCTTCTATATAATTTCTATATTCCTATTTTCTCTATTCGAGATAATATTTTATTTTTATAAACATATTAAAAATCCAAAGAATATAACAAATAAATTTGAACGGTTAATATTCAGTTTACAGCTTTGCATTGCCCTCTTTACCATATTAATACTACCTGATATAGTTTTTGGAGCACTCTATATGTTCACATTTAGTTTTTATGGTGAGGCAATGTCTGAAAAAAACTTTTGGGAATTTTCATATTTTAGTTTCCTTATTCATTTTGCATTACCTATAAATTCTGATAATATCCTATACTACGTGCGATTTCTTAATGAGCACACTTTATCTAGAGTTCTTCAAGTAGTACACATTATCACATGTAAGTTTCTTGATTTAACATTTTTGGCTATTCTAATTCAATATTTTTTAGGGTTTATAAATACGTTCAATATTGAAAATAAAAACAATAAAGATTCATAGAATATTTTGCTCAGGTTACTATATTGATTTGAGCAAAATTTAATAAAAAGAGCAACCGTGTATCAGTTGCTCTTTCACAAAAGTTTATTTTATTACCATGAATACGGTAAATGAAGTTTTACCCTTCTTCCAATCACATAATGTTGTTACAAAAATCTGTTTGCACATTATTAAGGAACTGGAAGAAGAGCAAAAGCTCTCCTTAATAACGGTAACATTCAATCATTACCATCTGCTGGTTTCGGATTTTATGTGCCATATCGTTTAGACAACATATAGTTTATAAAGGAACATTGTGAGTTGCGTTTTCCGCCACTACTCACAATACAAATATATCACGTTGATTCCAAAAAAACCGGCACATTTACTGCCAAAAAGCGGTCAAGACTATGCCACGTTTTTATCAAACAAATTATACTTCTTCAAAAAAAAAGACTCCAACGAATTTGGAGTCTTTATATGACAGCACTCTGGGTTTGAATAATATTTTGAAGCTGAATCTTTACTTTTAATATTTCATCAGGTCGATGGTATATCGTTTCTTCTAAATCTCCAATAACTGACTTTAATGTTATTAAGTGATCATTGTCATCAAAATAGTACATAAAAATTGCACTTTCGCCATCGTCTAGGATACAAGAACTTTCCACATATAATCCACCATCTTCTGATTTGGTCATGTTTACATAATTATAGTTACTCAATTTTGCATTTGAAACCAACTCATAAGGTGTGACTTTTGGTGAGTAGAGCTCTTCATAAAGTTTTTCCATTAGGCTCTTCATTTTATATCACCTTTCTAAATAATGATTTAGAGATGAGCGCAGGTAGCTAACTATGTTTTCCAGCTCGGCTTCTGCTCTTGGCCAATCTCCAACTGTCCATTCGCTTCTTTTTCCACCGATAGCATCATTAAGTTTATTTTCAATAAGTATAGCTAAAACCCCTGCATTTTCTCTAGTTTTTTGAGGAATCCATTTATATTTTTGTTTAAATAAAAATGTGATTTTCGAAATTTCAGTTCCCTTTATATCTAAATTATACTCAAAGAGTATATCTGGAACAATTTCCAACTTGATTTTTTTATCAATCTTTTGTCGGATTCTTTTAACATAAAGGTCAGGTCTAAGTAATCGTTTTTTATCTTCACTTTGTTGACTTTGCTTTATAAATGTTATAGCTTGATCCCTATCAACATTTAGCATACTCATCATCGTTTGAATTTTCTCTTCCTCTTGTTGTATTCTTTCTTGCCTTTTTTCAAGTAATTCACTCTCAACAAATGAATCAACATCTAAATAATTTTCTCCCGATTCCATAACAAGTCCAAAGGAAGTATCTTTTGGTGGCTCTACTTCTTTCGGGTTTAATTTTACATCTTCTCTTACCTTTTTTATCATTTCTTTCTTAATAATCTCTTCTTTATAATATTGCCAAAGTTTATCTAACCCTAATTCTTGATGATAAACAACAGCCGCTATATTATCATCTGGAACAACTTCTTTAATATCAACAGTAGGTTCTATAGATCTAAGAACTCGCCCGACAAATTGAGCATATGGAAGCAGATTTTTATATGGTCTAAAAATTGCAGCTACTGAAAAATATTTATGATCATAACCTTCACCAAGCATTGAAACATTTATTACTACTTTAACATTATTTTGATCAATCTTTTCCATTTCTTTGAATCTTGTTTGTTTATCAAGTAGGCTATGAACTAAAGCTACATCGTACCCTTTTTCTTCATATAGGTTTTTCAACTGCTCTGCATGCCAAATACTACATGCAACAGCAATAATTTTATGAGGGAATTTACTTACTGAAAGTTTTTCTTCTAAAAGCTCAAGGCTTTTATCAATGATTGCCCTATTACTTTCTGGAGATAAAGCCACCGACCTATTTATCCAATCTTCTTCTTTGATACCCAGCTCTCTAATTTCCTCAATAGTGTATTTCGCTTCCTCATCTTTGTCAATTGATAAGTATAATTTATCCGGTATATGCTTGATTCTTTCTAATTGTTTAACATAGCCGTTTAACATTGCTTCGCGTAATTTATACTCGTAAATTGTTTGACCTTGAATCTCTTTTCCATCACTTCGGAATGGAGTACCAGTCACCTTAACAATCTTTGCCTCATCAAAATAATCAATAGCTTCCTGCCATGTTTTTGCCTCAGCATGATGGGCCTCATCAATAATAATCAAGTCGAAAAAATCTTTAGGTACTTTTTTCAAAAGTGATGAACTTAGTCTTTTTTGTAACTTGTGTATATTAACAATAACTATATTAGCGTATTGCAACATATCTTGCGATTGATCCGTTTCATATTCAATTACTGAAGGAAGCTCTTGTCTTGAAGTAAATACCTTAGTCATCAGCCAAAAATTCTTATCATAATCAGGATCTAAGGAGCCCAATACAGAATCTTTTATCACTAATTGAGGAGTAATGATTAATACCCGGCTTTGTGCAAGTCCATACGGAATAATACCCATTAATCCCGTTTTCCCTGTACCAGTTGGTAGGACAACTAACGCATGATCAGTACTCTTTTCCATCAAAAAATGATCATGGACTGCTTGATAAGCTTGAATCTGAGGCTTCCGTAGTAGTTCATTATTTAAGATAGCCGGAACTTCTTTCATAAAATGATCAGTATCTATTCTAAACATAGTACCCCTCCTATTTTTCGTAACTATGAAAATATGATGTATAAATTATTTTAAGGAATAAATATCATATTATTCCCTAACAATTTACATATCCCTATCATTTAATGTACTAGATATAGCCAATTTTTTCTAGCATTAGTTACCCATATCTTATATTGTGTGTAACTGAGTCTATTACTAAATCCCTTGCTATCATTGATTTCATTTAACTTTCTTTTTTGAGTTACACAGTACGAAATTTATGAGTAACTATATAGGGATACCACCGGCATTTTGCAAAATAACCTACGCTATGCGGAAACATAAAATAAGCTGCCCATATGGACAGCTTATTTACATAATTCTCGTTATTGGAAGTGATGTTTTAAAAATCCCTTTACACATTCATTTTCGGGATCTTGGCTTAAAATTTGTTGTACAATCTTAGTAGCTTCTTGTTTTGAAATAAGTCTCTCGGGCACATTGTAAAGAAATAAAAGCATCTCTTTATATCCTACCTCATCTGGGTTTAGGACTATTGCCTTTCTGGCGTGATGTAACCCTGTTTTATAAGCATCTTTGATATAACAAAAAGGGTGACACATGAGGTCATAGGCTAGCGAGTGTAATCTATCATCCTCTTTTTGGTTAATAAGATAACAAATGAAATCATAAATAAAAATGTTATCTTTATTAAAAGCTAATTCTGTTATAAAATCTGCAAACTTATCGAAATCGTAGCCATTTACTAATTTACTTGCCTCATAAAAATTGCCGTTGAGTATTTGTTCGCTTAATAATTTGTCTTTTTCCATTTTTTCATCTCCCCTTATCTAAATGTACCATAACAGGAAATGTATACTGTATTCATGATCGGTTAACATAACGTCCTATTATCGGTAGCAAGGAAAAGGGAGGAAACTGTACTCTCACCAAGGAACCTTTTTTTTTTGTTCTATGGATCTATGCATTTTTTTATACATTCTTATCATAGCGCGGTTTTAGGGTTCTTGTTTGTTACTAGAACTGTATAAAATCTTGCATACTCTTAGCGTGAGTTTTTTCAAAAATGCTGCAACACCCCTAAATTTAAGAAGAAAAAAGCAATGATTAGATTTTAAACCTAGTCATTGCTTTATCCATTGCATCTTGGTTTACACCTATATAACGTAACGTGACCTTCTCTGACGAGTGATTGAATATCTCCATAAGTAATGCTATGTTTTTCGTTTGCATGTACATATGGTAACCGTACGTCTTTCTCAGCGTATGTGTTCCTATTTCATCTAATCCGAACTCCGCCGCTGCTCCACTTAATATCTTATATGCCATGCTACGACCAATTGGACGATTCTTGCCTTGTCTGCTTTGTAATAA